GGAGAGCACCCGTGAAGAAGAACGGCAAGTCGAAGGGCAAGGGCGGCGGGAAGAAGGACGGCGGGAGGAAGTGCTGAAGGGGGGCGTCAAGCTCCCGCAGACAAGCCCATACGTCGCCAAGGACCAAGCAAAGTCGGACAAGGCGACGAAGTTCATCGGCCGTGGAAGTGTTCGGTCTTCCACGGCCGCGTACGCGGCTGCGTGGGGTAACCGCGCAAACACCGGTACGTACACTGCTGACGACGTCGTGTTCGTCAGTGCGGAAGGGAACCGCGGTGGGCGGATCGCCCCTAACTGGGCTGAGATCAAGAGGGCGTTGGACGCAGGGGCTACGATCGTCACCGACGTTGAAGCTGCGCGAGCGCGGCCGTACAACGTCGGAGAGCGAGAGGTTGCTGCGTTCCTCGCCAAGAACGGGTACATGGAGAGCTCCCCAGGTACTTGGACGAAGGGCACCACGACCAAGTTCAACACCCAGTCCTCCGGGACTGGGCCTGCTGTGCCGACGACTACAACAAAGCTCAACGCACAGGGCGCTCGCGACATGATCGTGAGCGCTTTTCAGAAAGCCATGAGCGCCTATCGGGCGGCTCAGACTTTCTCTGGTGATCGCCGAGCCGCGCGTGATGGAGCGCGTGCAGTGTATCAGGCACTTGTGAAAGCGCAGGCAGAGCTGGCCGCGCTCCCGCTCACTGCCGCGGATGATGGGGTGATTCCACAGTTGAAGCTGCTCCTCGGACGCTCATCGGCTACAGAGCGGGAGAACGCGCTGCGCATTCTGGAGGAGCAGTACCCCGCCGTTTACGCGCGCCTGGCGGAGGCGCTACCTACTACAGAGCCGCTCACTGACTACTGGGCGAGCAAAGAAGAGCCGCGCCTCAAGGAGCTGACCCCGGACGTGCTCCGCTATTCACACGTGCGACCTCTCCTGAGCGGTGTGCTGAAGGAGCTCACACAGGTATCCGAGCGCGCCCACAGCGACGCCCGAACAGAAGCTCTCGTGGCTGAAGGCTACGAGGCAGATGTTGCAGCGCAGATCAGTGAGTTGCAGGGTAAGATAAACGCCCTCACAGAGTCTATGGAGAACCGCCCTGAGACGGGGCCGGATGCGGAAGCAGCCGTCGGTGCAAAGAACCGCGCCATTGCGGAAGCGTCGGCTAAGATCCGCGAGCTGCGACGTAGTGCTGCGCCGAGGGCACCACAGGCTCCAAAGCCGCAATCACCAAAGAAGACTGCGCGCGCCGCAGCTTTGAAGGACCTCCAAGAAGCGCTTGAGCGGATGCGCGGCCCCGATGTCAAGCTCGCTGTCCAGAACCTGCTCAGCGGCTACGGCAAGTACGAGCGCACTCAACACGGCCCGCTCGTCGAGCGCCTGATCACGATCTCCCATGCCGCGCCGAACAAGATGAGCGTGCTCTATCACGAGGCGCTGCACGACTTCTTTGCTGAGCTGGGCAAGGATCCGGCGACGCTGCGGATCAAGCAGCAGCTCCTCGACGCCGCGAGCACGGGCCATGTGCAGAAGCAGCTGCGCGAACTGCTCAAGAATGAACCGGCTGCGCTCGCGCAGCTGAGTGATCCGGAAGAGCGGCTGGCCTACATGTTCCAGTTCCGCATGGCGGATCCCGAGAAGATGCGCATCGGGCCAAACACGGACACGCTGTTCCAGCGCATCGCGGCTGCGATCCGCAAGTTCACGAGGCTGCTCACCACGAACGAGAAGGCCGAGCAGATTCTGCTCGCGCTGTACGACGGTCGTCTGGCCAACCCGAGCACCGCGGCCAAGGTCATGGCGGAGTGGAACACCGTCGGTGACCACTTCGAGCGGTTTGCGGGTCCGGTGAAACAGGTCGCGGAGAAGATGTTCAGCGCCAGCACTTCGCAGCTGCGCGCCATGAACATCCCGGCGTTCAACACGATCGCCGACCTGTTCGAGGACAACGTCAAGAAGACCGGCCTGCTCACCGCGCGTGCGCAGTCTGGCGGCATCTGGCGCACCAAGCTCGAACGCCTGCTCGCTGGCCACAGTGAGAAAGAGATCAAGGACGCGATGATCCACATGCAGAGCATGAAGGACCCGGTCACTGACCTGCACAAGAAACTCGCGGGATTCTTCGTGGAGATTCGCGAGTGGCAGATCGGGAAGGGTGTGAAGCAATTCACCGGGAAGTTCAACCCTGCGACCGGGGAGCCGATGTACGAGCCGATGGGTAAGGTCAAGCGCTACTTCCCGCGTGTGGTCGACCTGAGCATGCTCACCAAGAACGGGCCGCAGTTCTCGCGCCTGTTGCAGAAGCACATGGGCTACAGCCAGAAGCAGGCTGACGACGTGCTGCATCAGCTGCGCGTGGGTGACCAGATGTTGGTCAAGCCCCACGGTGTCAATCGGGAAGCCGGGTTTTCTCCGTACGCGCAGTCCGTGATCTCGCGCGAGCTGATCCTGGACGAAGCGGGTGCGACGGAGTTGGCCGAGGCAGGTTTCTGGTCGCAGGACTTCGCTGGCGTGATGACGCGCTACATCGATCAGGCCGTGCATCGCGCTGAGTACACCGAGCGCTTCGGCAATATCGGCGAGGGCCTCGACGATCTGATGGAGCAGGCCAAGAACGAAGGCGCCACCAAGGATCAGCTGGAACGTGCCAAGCGCCTGATCTCCGGACTCGACGGCACGATCCATCGCGATATGAACCCGTCGATCCGGCAGATGCAGATGGCACTGCTCACGCTGCAGAACGCGGTCTTGCTGCCGCTGGCGGTGTTCTCCCAGATGATCGATCCGCTGGGTATCGCGGTGCGCAGCGGCGACGTGCGCGACGCCGGCGCGGCCTACAAGCGCGTGCTGACGGACATCGCCCAGTGGGCGTCGCCGAAGCCTGATCGTGCGCGCGAGATGGCCGAGATCATCGGCACCGTGCAGAAGGACAGTGTGCTGCAGGCCATGGGCATGGTGCACAACGGCATGTACATGTCCACCGGTCTGCGCAAGATCAACAACTTCATCTTCAAGTACAACGGCATGCAGGGGATCAACAACTCCTTCCGCACAGCCGCGGTCATCGCTGCCGAGAAGTACATCCTTGAGCACCGCAACGACGCGCGGCGGATGGAAGAGCTGGATCTCACGCCGGCAGACATCAAGGAGGTCAAGCCGGGCGAGATCGACTACACCAGCGAGAAGATCCAGCAGGCGCTGTTCCGTTTCGCCGACGGCGCGGTGGTGCGGCCGAACGCTGCCCACCGCCCACTGTGGATGTCGGATCCGCGCTTCATGCTGGTGGCCCACCTGAAACAGTTCGCCTTCTCGTTCCAGGAGGTGATCCTGAAACGCGTGGCCCATGAGAAGTCCTACGGCAACAGTGGACCCCTCAAGGTCCTGGCCATGTATGCGCCGATCATGTTCGCCGCTGACATGGCGAAGTGGATGCTCTTCGGCGGCATGCCGCAGGGCTGGTCATACCTCGAGATGTTTGCGCACGCTGTTCACCGCTCGGGCCTGCTGGGTGTAGGCACGTTCGGCGCGGATGCCGTCCAGGACGTCGCGCTGGAGCGCAACCCGATCCTGGGCGCCCTTGGCCCTACTGCCGAGCACCTGGGCCTCCTGGCCTCCTGGATCGGTGGTGGCGTGCCTCTGGAGGACGTTGTCGACCGCTCGGTTCCGTTGGCCCGCCTCCTCACAAAGTGATATCATATTTACCCCCTGGAGCGTCGCTCCAGGGTTCCTTTCGTCCGTGGCTCGGAGCCCTTTATGTCTGAAATCAAGCACCTCCCCACCCAACTCCAGCAGTATGTTTTCATCTCGCGCTACGCCCGCTGGATCGAAGAAAAGGGCCGTCGCGAGACCTGGGAGGAGACCGTCGATCGCTACTGCCAGTTCTTCGCGCAGCACTACCCAGACGCGTTCCCGACCGAATACATCAACCATTCGATCGTCAATCAGCACGTCATGCCGTCGATGCGCGCCTTCATGACCGCCGGTCCAGCGCTCGACCGCGACCACGTCGCCGGCTACAACTGTTCCTACCTCCCGATCGACCACGTACGTGCGTTCGACGAGATCCTCTACATCCTGATGTGCGGCACGGGCGTCGGCTTCTCGGTCGAACGGCAGTCGATCAAGAAACTGCCGGAGATCGCTGAGGACATCCACGAGTGCGACACCGTGATCACGGTGGCCGACAGCAAGATCGGCTGGGCCACGGCGTTCCGCACGCTGATCGGCATGCTCTACAACGGCCAGATCCCGTCGTGGGACGTCAGCAAGGTTCGTCCTGCCGGCGCCAAGCTCAAGACGTTCGGCGGCCGTGCATCAGGCCCGGGGCCGCTGGTGAACCTGTTCAAGTTCGCGGTGGCGCTGTTCAAGAAGGCCGCCGGCCGGCGCCTCACCAGTGTCGAGTGTCACGACCTGGTATGTAAGATCGCCGACATCGTCGTGGTTGGTGGTGTGCGCCGCTCCGCACTGATCAGCCTGTCCAACCTATCCGATGACCGCATGCGCGTGGCCAAGAGCGGCCAGTGGTGGGAGATCGATCCGCAGCGCGCGCTGGCGAACAACTCGGCCGCCTACACCGAGAAACCGGACATGGAACTCTTCATGGAAGAGTGGGTGTCGCTGGTGAAGTCCAAGTCCGGTGAGCGCGGGATCTTCAACCGCGTGGCCGCGCAGAAAAAGGCCGCTGAGAATGGTCGCCGCGACAGCGCTCACGAATATGGCACCAACCCGTGCGGCGAGATCATCCTGCGCCCCTGTGGCTTCTGCAACCTGACCGAGGTCGTGGTTCGTGCTGACGACAACCTGGAGGTCCTGAAGGAGAAGGTCACCGCCGCGGTGATCATGGGGACGTTCCAGTCGACCCTGACCGATTTCCGCTACCTGCGCCCGATCTGGAAGCGCAACGCCGAGGAGGAGCGCCTACTGGGCGTGTCGCTGACGGGGATCATGGATCACCCGGTGTTGTCTGGTGCTCGCGGTATTCAGCCGGAGCTGCAAGACTGGCTCACCGCGCTCAAGGAACACGCGATCGAGGTGAACAGGACTTGGGCCGAGCGCCTCGGTATCTCCCCGTCTGCGGCGATCACTACAGTCAAGCCGTCTGGCACGGTCTCGCAGCTCGTCGACGCGGCCAGCGGCATCCACCCCAGGTACGCGCCCTACTACATCCGCACCGTGCGTGCGAGCAAGATGGATCCACTGGCTCAGTTCATGACCGAGGCCGGCTTCCCGGTCGAAGACTGTGCGCTCAAGGGTGATACTACGTCGATCTTCTCGTTCCCGGTCAAGGCGCCGGCCCATGCCGTCATGCGCAACGACATGACGGCCCTGCAGCAGCTGGAGCACTACCTGGTCTTCAAGCGGCACTGGTGCGAGCACAACCCGTCGATCACGGTCTATGTGCGCGACCATGAGTGGCTCGCCGTCGGGGACTGGGTCTACAACCACTTCGACGACATCGGTGGTGTGAGCTTCCTCCCGCACTCTGATCACACCTACGTCCAGGCACCGTATCAGGAGTGCACGGAAGCGCAGTACAATGCCATGGCTTCGGTGATGCCCGCGACCGATTGGGCCGGTCTGCAGAATTACGAGCGGGAGGACACCACGGTCGGCACCAAGACCTATGCCTGCACGGGCAATTCGTGCGAACTGCTGTAGGAGGTGTTTATGTGCTTCGCTGCTTTCCTGATCGGAGTCATCCTCGGACTGATCGCGTACCGCTGGTATGGGGTGCAGATCGAGGAGTTCCTCGACTGGGCGTTCCGAGGACGTAAGTGATGGGCGTCCCTACCGAGTCGGTCATCAAGTACCGCTTCGTCTCGAACCGCGAACGGCGGTTTGGGTCCAACCTGGGCTACGTGCCAGCGCTGATCGAGAATGAGGTCGGAGACTTCGTCCCAGCCTTGTTCACGAAGGCGCAGCTCGATGAGGCCATTGCGCGGGCGCGATCTAACCCGGAAGACGCACCAGTGTTGTCCTGGTGGCAGTCCCTGTTCCACAAGCTCCTGTAGGCGTTGACAGAGTTCCCCGCTCTCGACACCGAGCATGTAGAAAAAGAGAAGGTCCCTTACGGGGCCTTTTTGATTAGTGGCGCGACATCACCCCAAGCGGTGACTTGGCCAAACATGGTGAGTTCCGTGATCCGGGTGCTGCACTTCAACGAGCACGTACGGCACACCGTGTATGTTTTCGTACTCCATGAGCAGGTCGACCCCACGGACCGTCCCCATGTAAGCCGGATCACCACGGTCTGGTGGGCAGCGCACGAGCGTGCCGCGACGCAGGCGGCGAGCTTGGTCAAGCGTCATGACCGCGGTACCCAGGCACCGCCGTATTTGCGCTTGGCGAACCAAGTGCTTGGACGCCACCACACGAACGGCACGCGGTAGGTCTTGACGGTTTCAATCCAGATTGCGACGTATGCGGTTGGCCTTTTCGCGCACCCACAGCGAGGACAGGGGTCGTGGGGATTTCGGTAGTAGTACGTCCCTACGACACCGCAGTGCTCACACTTGAACACCTCGGTGAACACATCCCGATCATCCATCGATCGTACGAACACGTGCTTCGGATCGAATTCCTGGTTCATGACTTCTCATCCGCCGGCGTGACGCCGTGCACCACACGGAACTTGAACCATGGGTTCCAAGAGAAGCGGACCCAGTACCGTCGCCGTGCTGCGAACGTACGTCCCTTATTGTTGAGATCTCGCCACTCCACACGTCCAGGACGTGTGTAGGCGAGCACCAGATCCACACCAGGGTCGTACATACCCTGGCCGCCCTTGGTGCGGATGAAGAGTCCGACCCGCGGCCACATCGGGCCACGGTGATTGATGTGGAGCCAGCGCATGTCGCCCCCTACTTCGTATTCGTCGCGACGAGGTAATCGATCCACGCATCCCACAGCGCGTCGAACTCGCTGACCGTGCGCTTGATGCCCCCGACCTTGAGCCGAACGTACTTGATGAACTGGTCGACGCTCTGCTTGCGCGAGCCCCTGAAGACGCTTGCGCGAGCCTCAGCACGCCGCCGCTCAGCGTCGTCGGGCCTTGGCGGGATCGAGGATCCGTCCACAGTGATGTTGAAACCGACCGTCTCTTCATCTTCTTCGTACCGGCGAAGCGTGATGCTGAAGGTGTTATCACGCCAACCACAGCGTGAGACCTCCACACAGGGGTCGTCCGTGTACACCCCGTATCGTCGGAGGTGATTCAGGACAAGCGGTTTGAGACCGTCGTTCAGGAGCTTGTCGTACTCCTCTTGGGCGATCGCGCTCTTGTTGTTCAGCGCCGCCTGCGCGGTGCCGATGACGGGCAGGTAGTACTGACCTGCGGTGATCTGTTCTTCGCTCATGGTTGTGTCCTCTAGGTGGTGTTTCATGAAAGACCGACTGAAAGATCCACGTGATGCCCGGTCGTGCAGAACAGGCAGTGGTAGTCGAGCGGATCCTGATCAGGAGCACGGATCTCATCACGCGCGCGGTCGATCGCAGTGCTCACGTTCGACGCGAAGACGTAGGTGAGATAGGTATCCTGCCCGAAATTACTGGTCATGTAGTCCGGGCGCAGCAGCAGCACGGTGAATGGAATCATGTCACACCTTCTCGTGCACGAACTCGAAGACACCTTCGTCGGTCTCGGTCATGTCCGCGTAGATCGATGGGTAGCGCCCCATCATCCAGCGGGCGATTTCAGCGAAGACCAGCCGAATCTCCTCCTCGGCACCGGGAGACGTGCGCAGGGCGATCATGTGCCGCCAGCTGCGATGATTGCCGGTGACCACGATGTTGGTAGCCTGGCCGTTGCCGATGATTCGGCGGATCGCGCTGGTGATCTGCTTCTTCTTGTCGAAGTCGCGCATGTTGTCGAGGTCGAAGATCTCAGCCAACTTCTTCGACACTTTCTCCTGAACGTGGAAAGCATGGACGAAGATCTCCAAGGCGTCGTCATTCTCAGCTATGCACTTGGGGATGTAGTAGTCGATCTCGCCGACCCGGACATAGCGGCCGGAGGTCTGCGAGTAGGCCGTGCCCACGCGATGCCGCACCAGCTCGTGCGTGACCACACGGCTGACGTCCTTGAGGAACAGCGTCACCGTGCTGTGCTCCAGCACGGTGCCGTGGTGGTTGCCGACGATCGAGTTCTCAACGTACTGCTGGTTCGTTTTGGTGTTGACCGCGGTGAGGTTCTGGTTGAGCGACAGGTCGAAGGACATGTAGCACGACTTGCCGGCGAACTCGGTCAGCCATTCAGCCGGCGAATCGGCCGCGGTATCCCAGTCTTCGATACCGAGCGCGCGCTTCAGTTCATCGATACCGCTCTTGACCAGACTGGTCTCAGCGATGAGGAAGATTTGAGGTTTGACTGCTTTGCCCATGATCAGCTCCAAGGGTAGGTTGGGAGGTCGATAGATATTTCAGCGTCGGCATCGAGGCGCGCCCACTCAATCCTGTGTTTGCGCGCCCACATGACGAGTAGCTTGAGGTCGCGCGGAAGGCCGATGATGGGGTCGGCGAACCCCAACCAGATGAATATGCCTTGGGGATAGGGTGCGATCAGCATGGCGTCGTACAACCCCTCCACCAAAGCCTTGGTGGTGCGCATGGACAGATGCGCACTGCTGATCACTGGAACTTGCATGATCCAGGTGGTCATCCCTCTTTCTCCAGTTGGTTGAGCAGTTCTGGCAGTTGCGCGATCTGCTCAGGCGTCAGCTTTTCGATCGTGGCTTTCAGGACCTCGATCTGCTTCTGGTCCAGGCCAAGCGGAGCCTTCTGCTTGAGGATCAGATGGCGCATGTGTTCGACGAGAGTCAGTCCTCCGCCCGGGCACGCGATCGCAGGATGCGTACCGCGTTTCATGTGCACATGAACAGTTAGCGTGGCCTTATTGATGGGCTGGCTACTTCCGCACCACGCGCACCTTCGATACAGGTCCAGGCTCCGAACCATGCGCCTTCTCCAGAACGGCTTTGTGCTCCGCGACGGTGTGGTAGGACCCGCCGCAGAATCCGCTGACATTGATGTGTCGAAGGACGGACTTGCCGTCCTTCGACAGTTGAACTACGCGCGTGCAGAACGCGCAGCGGAATGGTTCAGAAGGCCTTGCCATGCTTGAAGGCCCTGGTCTTGTTGAACGCCATCTTGGCTTCGATGGCTTCGGCCACGCGCCACTGACGGGCAAGGGCCATGTCCATGATGCGAATCACAGCGTCGGCCAGTTCGACCTCGGCGCCAGTGAATTGCGGGAGCTTTTCGTCCGGCGGATTGCCGGTGCGAAGGGCCTCCAGCACTTCACTGATCTCGCTGTGGATCAGCGCCAGCATCTCACCGTCGTTGCGGCCTTCCTCGGGCCAGAAGCCCTTGTTGACGGCGTTCTCGTGCACGTCCTGGGCGACGTTGTTCCACCCACGACGGAACGGCGACCAGCGACCGGGGACTTCCTCGCTGATCACGTCGGTGAGGAACTGAAACCCTTCGGCGAGCTGCAGAGGCGTAGCGTCGCTCAAGAAGTTGTACACCACCGGCGGCTTGGCGCCATCCTGTAGTGACAAAGCGATGTTCGACGGCGCGACCGAGATGCGGACGGTGAAGTCGGGCTGACCCTCGTTGGTGAACGTGGCGGTACGGTTCTTCATGGATGGCCTCAGTGTTGGGGGTAGTTGACGTTGGCTACGCCGGGTGACCAGCACGCGCGGCAGTCGCCGCACTTGCCGCCCTGCTTGTAAGCGGGGCACGTGGCATCTTCTTTCTTGGTGACGACGCGTGAAGTGTGGGAGAACTCCTTGGGCGCGGGCCCGTCGATCATGGTGCCAGACATGCGGATGAGAAGGTTCGGTGGAACGGTGCCCTTGAAATAGCGCACTGTCGCGCGCTCGCGAGTTGGGAGCCAGAAACTGGTGTTTGGGCAGTGCCGGGCAACTTCACACAGAAGCTCCAGGTGCCAGAACCCCTGCAGATCACCACTGTCGTGCCAACGGAACCAGCGGCACTTGTAGTGGTTGATCAGGAACACCATGGCATCGGCCCAGCGTGGGTGCCTGAGTGCCTGGAACCGGCGCTCCTGAGCCTTCTGGACATTTTCGAACACGTACCGACCCTTCAGCGCGTAACAACCCGAACACACAGAGTTGGGGATTTTGGCCAGCACGGCGCCGATCTGACAGCGCCGAGCTGGGATTCCGTACGCAAACCCTGGCATCTTGCTTGGCTTGCTCAGCCCACCGACAAGATTCCAGGCCTCTTTCACCGTGTTAAAGGGGGCCATGACGACGGGCCTTGCGAGCATCGCGGATCAGGAGGTATCCGAAGATACCCGTGGCGAGTAGCTTGTAGACTTGCAGCGCTACTCGGTTGGCGTAAGTGAGCGAAGTGAGGACCGACATGCAGCATCTCCGATCGATTGATAGATCCAGAGTGCGATGTCTTTCTTGGACTGCAAACGTGCGCGAAACACGTCGGCCGGCATCGGAGACATCCACTCCAGGTGCCGGAACACAACGCCGCCTTCAGGTGAGCCCACGATGACCACGACCGCGCGGCCTTCTTCGTAACGAGCTTCACACCATTCGAGCTGTGACTGCGAGAGTTCCGGAAGGATGTTCGCTGATTTCGGAATTTTCGCGATGAACTTGTACTCGGCCCACAAGGAGCCGAGCTTGCCACTGTAGTACACATCCGGTGTGCCGCGCCGGTACGGGTTGTGCATCTTCTCAGCGTGTCCGCCCGGGAGTTGGGCGTGCACGCTGGCGATGAATTTGTTCTCAGGACCCGTCGCCATTGGGAAGATATCCTCCGAGGAAGGTCATTTCGAACGTCTCCGCGTCGACCAGGATCACACCGGCATCACCTTGTGAGTCCTTGGCGGTGAGTACTTTCTTGGCATTCCACATACCAAAGCCGGTGTCGCCGTCATCGCCGTTGATCACTTCCTGCATGAGACGAGCCGCGATATAGTCGATGTCGCCGCGACGGTTTTTCATTCGCTCCGCCAACCGCTTCACCGCTTCGACAGCTTCACCGCCGAGCCAGTGACAGTAGATCACCGGTGAGAATTCAGGCTTCTCATCCTTCCTTACCACTTGGAGTAATGCTCGGTCACCCATGGAACATCTCCTGCACGACGCGCTGCAGTTCTGCCAGCGTACCGTTGTTGTGAATCACGATGTCGTTCGGCTCTACAGCGATCCCTGCTTCGCTGACGTGTGCTTCGACGAGAGGAGCGATGCCGCGTCGGATGTGGATGATCCGCCCGCCGGCAGCGCGAATCCACTTGGCCTCGTTCTCGAAACGCACGTCTGAGATGAGCATTCCCGGGCCGTTGTCAGCCAGCGTCTGCTTGGCTAGGATCACCCACAGGTCCGGGTTAATCAGCTCACGGCCCCATTCGGTGCCGAGGGTCTGCAGCAGCCGCCGAAGACTGACACCGAGCACCGGGATCACGGCTTCCTTGTTGTCAACCCAGAACGGATCGGTGCAGTCGATGTTCAGCGCCAGCAGCATGCGCTTGATCGGATCCGCAAAGCCGTAGCGGTAGCCGTAGCCGCGCGCGGCTTGGATGAAGCTGACGAGGGTGTCTTTGCCGCTACGAGCGCGGCCGGCTACGCCGATGACGGGTGCCTTGGAAAGCATCACTCACCTCCCAGGCGACGCTTGAGCGCTGCGAAGCACTCCTGGACGCTGATGGCCTGGTTGACGGCGTCGTCCAAGGCGTTGTGAGCGACAGGGGGCTTGCTCAACAGGGGGGCGACGGGAAAAGCGTCCTCCACCGTGCGCACCGACCGACCGGCGCTGTACTTGAACGGAAAGGCCAGATCCGGCGCGTTGGTCTGGTACAGCGATCGCAGGATCACCACATCGAAGTCGGGGTCCTTGGCCCAGACCTTCTTGACGCCGGCTTCTGCGACATACTCGTTGAAAGCAGTGAGCCCCCAGAGCGGCGAACAGCGTTCGGTGCTGGTCTCCTTGGGCTTGAACACCTCGCGAGCCGTGGCGTTCTGCTGCATCCACCACAGCACTGTGCTGGGAGAGATGGTGCGGCCGACGCCGGTCTGCTGTTCCAAGAAGTTGGTGAATTCGACGTAGAACGTCTCCCCGCGAGCGTGGGTGTACGGATCGAAAGCCACGGCGCCGAGACTGAGCACGACGGCAGTGGGTGAGGTGTCGAGTGTTTCGAGATCGATCATCAGGTCCATCAGAATCTCCAAAGAAGAAGCCCTCCTAAGAGGGCTTCTCCAACTCACCAGGGTAGGTCGCTTCAGCTTGTCGGCGTTTCCGCCGGCGCTGGCTTCAGTTTCGCATTCTTGGCCTCCAAGGCCTCGATCTCCTTGTCCGCGGCCTTCTCGGCCTTGTCGGCGGCCTTGATCGCGGCGTCGCGGATCGCTTCAGCAGCCTTGACGGCCTTGTCGAAGGCCTTCAAGGCCTTCGCGCGATCGCCCTCATACACCTTGGCCTGGGCCCGCAGTTCCTTCAGGCGGGCGTTGTTGGTGCCGAGGGCTGCCTTCAGCTCCTGCGGGGTGAGGATGACACTCTTGGGACGTCCCATGTTCACAGCTCCACTGTTGGTAGGAAGATGCCGGTGGAGACCCGGACCG